CCAGTGTGTCAATCCTGAATTTAAACAACTTGGGTTTGGACAATTGCCGCGTCGTATGATGCCTCAGTTTCCCAGTGTAAAAGAGGCTCGTGCTCTTATTTCTAAAATAAACAAACGTTTCCATTTACAGGTGAAAGGGTCTTTCAAACAAGTATCCATCCACCAATTGCATCCAACTCAAAATGAAATCAGTCGTTCACGCGTAGAGGACATTTTAAATAAAAATCCAAAGACGGTCCTGGAACGCGCATCCAAACCCCCTATGATTACATCCAATACTGGATCGGTGATTGATGGGCATCATCGAAGTGAAGCGCTTAAAATGGCCGTCAAACAAGGCTACTTGAAATCTTCGGATAAAGTTCGTGTCTTTATCATTGATTTACCAGCGTGGACCATTTTATCCATGGCCAATTTGTTTGGGTACAACAAAGAAAGCCAGTCCTTTTAAACGCACATTTGTTAAGACATGCTGCCAATAAATAAAGGGATATGTTTTTTGTGAATCACGATAAAGATGGTTTTGGTAAAGTCAATGGGAAGTTTCAATAAATCTGCAATAGAAATGATCCATTGGATAGATTTAACGCTTTAATGTATAGGGTAACATCGTGCAAGTCATCCACTTGTCGAAGTATACGTTTGATTCTACGAAACGATGCATACACTGGTTCGGTGTGCCTTGAAACGGTGTAAATATCACTTCTTGTACACCGACAACCCCATCGGTCTTTGTGCTTTTACACGAAACCTCCAGCCTTTTCATTATACTCAGACTCTTTATATTCGATTTTTTGTATTAAAGAAGTTCCAATTGGTCAAAGAACTCTTCAATGGCCGACGGATTTGCACCTGACACAGAAAGATCTGCATTGAGGGTATAATTACCTGCCTGATAGGCCAAAAGCGTAGGGACACCTTTGAGCTGTTTTTTACTACGCAGGGCAGCATAAATATCGGTATCTTTATCACGATCCAATTGTATCAGTTTGTAAGTAACCTTTTTCATTTTTTCGTGCACGATTGGTTTCGCACGCTCACACGGTGCACAATTATTTCCAGTCACGAATACAATCAAAATAGAGTTATTTTGATCCAATTCTTTGTAAAACTCTTGTCGGTTCATCTATATCCATTCCACAGATTGTTTAAATCACTTATGTTTTTCAAAATAAGTGTGTAATTCTTTTCGTTGTTGACTTGAATGTTGTTGCTTGGCCTTGGCGAGAATATTCACTGCATCGGTGATTTCCTGTTGACTAATAATGCCGTCATTGTTGGTATCCAATAACAAATGAAATTCTCGGTATTTTTTAGGTAATACGCAGAATCGACTTTCTTCATTAAACAAGTGTTGTGTCAACACGTAAAAGGATGCCGTTAAGAATATGGAGATGACAAGATCACGAGTACCCATCCAACAAACCACAAAAATTAACATTTCACGTGCAATGTTATTTCGGAAGTAAGCTTCTTGGGAAGGAGACAGTTTGACGGTAATGTATTTTGAACCCACGTTCATTAAAATCATCATGATGCCTGTAAATACCTTTGAATTATTGAGACTACGTAGTCCATTTTGTAAGAATAACCAGGGCTTCTTCATATCATAATATGGTATTTTATTTACGCAACGTAAAGCTAACCAGGTTTGGATTTCTTATGAAGGTACGTTGAATACCTCCTGATTTGGTTGGACTTGAAGAAGATTCATATATAGTATTATATTCTATACCTTGTTGTCCTGGTGGGAAATAAATTAATGATAAAGGCACGTCCACCCTACCCTCACCATCATAATTTAGTAACTCAACTGAATCTTGGGGCAATAGTGCCACCTTTGAGTCACCAAAGATAATGGTATTCATTTTGTGATTGAACACATCCGTAAATAGTTTGACTTGAGTTGTATTTTCTAAATCAATGTTGCATATTACTCTATTAGGATTATCACTATGAACAATCGCATCAAGGTTGGCCTGAATATTTAATTCAGGAGCGGTTAGATGATATCCAGTGTAAATAACATATATGTCATAATTAGGGTAAGCCATTGTATTAGGCATGTCCTCTCCTTTGAATGGACGAATATAGTCACCCATACCTACAATCATTTGTAATAAGTTGTTTCCTCCAAAAATTTCCATTTTTTTGTTCAAACTTGAGATATCTTCCTTTGTAAAATCTAAAAAAAGATTATCATAACGCGTTACTGTTGCACCATTTGGCGGTGCTGGTGCTGCTCTATCGAATAATCTTTTGAACATACCCCCTTTTGATTTTTTTGTTTTGTATTTTTTATTGTTATATTTCTGATTTTTTTTTGCTTTAGTGTGTTTACGCATATACTGTATATATATATATTTTCCAATCATATAGAATGGAACGAGGGTTGATGATGTTGGTCCATTCTAGCATAATCGGAATGATACTCTACGCATTCATGATATTCGGATTCAAGCAATCCAGCCGTGTAGCTGAAAATAGAAGTATCTTAATCTCTGCGTGTATTTTAATTTATATGATATTGTTTGGTCACGGATTGCCTGTGACCTTGAACAAATTTATCTAAACTGACGACGCAATTTTCGATAATGGTGTTTATAAGGAATGAATCCCATCATTGTAGAATACATTGGACGGAGTATACTTCCGTGGATTCCATTCATTACAGCTTGGATAGATTGTATGGGTGTCACATCCATACCCCCTTCAATGTGGATTGTAAACCCTTCTCGGTCTTGAATATGATATACGAGTAAAAGGATCAATAAACCTAAAAAGGCATACATAGTTCTTCATGGTATTATATTATCAAAAGGGGGTATAATGACCTGTATGATTTTCCACGTACGGTTTCGCGATTAGACCGGATAGGGCTACTTCAGGAGGTACGCCGCCCATTTTTGTAGCACGAATCGAATTCGATTCTTTAGGACGGACTTGTTCATCCAATGCCATACGAACGGGTGTTTTTTTGTGCACGACCATCCCTTCCACGGGAAATTGTCGAATGAAAATGGCTGCACAAAGGATACCCATCAACGGTTGTTTGTACGACACATAAATCAACATGGCCAACTCTACTACTTTAATGGATGTGGTTAATCGCATCGGTTTCACAAACAATAGGACAAATAGGGCCATAAATACATACTCGAGCATACTAAAGTACAATATTTATTTCCGTAAAACAGTATAATTTTAATATACTAAAATTATAATGTTAATGTCATGGTCATCTCCATTCCCAGAAGAACACATCAAGCGGCCTCGTCAAAAAATAGTGAGTACGAAACAGCTAGACACAGAGGACGACCCTCTGTCGAATTATACACCACCTAAACCTGAACCCATCAATCGTAAAGTACCGGAACCGGACAGTATGCCTAATGTATACGATGCTCCTTTACTAGATACCACGTATAAGAGTAACGAGAGCGAATTACTGGAAAAATTAAATTATATGATTTCATTACTCGAAGAACAGCGTGACGAAAAAACGGGTCAGGTTACAGAAGAGCTTATTTTATACGTATTTTTAGGTATATTTACTCTGTTTGTACTCGATACCTTTGTCAAAAATGGCAAATATTCTAGATAGTGCTTAAAATTGAAATGAACTTAGTCCTATTCACGAATAAAAGCCCTTTACAAATGCGTGTTCAACTCGCAGTGTTCTTTAAGTGGTGCGTACTTCCATACCTAGCGTGGTGGACTTACAAGACGTATGTGACTCCTTCGATGTTGTGGACGTGTCTTGCGATGATGATGATTATCGAAACCTCTTCCTTAGTCATCGCATATATGACCATACGGATTGCATCGTGGATCATCGAGTTTAACACTAAGTTGATGACTCGGACTTTCGGACCAAGGATTGCCGCATGGATCCTCGGTTAACGTGCAACCCTTTTTTTAGGAAAGTATTAGTTTAATTTGTCACATTATAGTCTTCTAACATCACATATGATTTCCGTGTATTTACAAGGAGGTTTGGGAAACCAACTCTTTCAAATATGTGCGGCGATTGCCTATGCCATGGAACACCGCGAAAAACTAGTCTTCCCAGCATTTAAGGCAGATGGTAGCATACGACCCACTTATTGGGATACCATCTTAAAGCGCCTTAAAGAGGGGATAGAACCCACCTTGAATTGTGAAACCATACCGAAAGTATTTGAAGAAGGATTTCATTACACTCCAATCCCTGTCAAACCAAATTCAATGTTAGTCGGATATTTTCAATCCTACAAATATTTTGATCGTCACTTTGAAGCCATTAACAAGAAACTCAATTTCAAAATGGAACAGGAAATTGTACGTAACAAGTACCTTACGTTAACCGAGACCATCTCGTTGCATTTCCGGATTGGAGACTATACGAGTCTTCAATTGCATCACAACATTTTGAAGGATCAGTATTACATTGGGGCGATACAAGAAATCCTCAAACGAACCCGCAAAAACAACTGGAATATTATTTATTTCTGTGAAGAGAAGGATAACATTCCGGTGAAACAGCGAATGAGACGTATCAAAAAAAAATTCCCGGAGCTCAACTTTTACAAAGCCGAAGACAATATGCAAGATTGGGAACAATTGTTGTTGATGAGTTGCTCTGACCATCACATTATTGCCAATAGTGCCTTCAGTTGGTGGGCAGCCTATCTAAACCAAACTCCAAACAAATTAGTTTGTTATCCGAAAACGTGGTTTGGGGCGGCCAACTACGATAAAAAAACAACCGATTTGTGTCCACCTTCATGGATCTCGATTGATGCTTAAAATTTGCGAGTTTAGAGGTCGTCGTCGCTCACATAGCCGTGTTCTCCTTCGGCGAATTCGTCGTAGATCAACAAGTGGAGGTGACGTTTCAGTCGCTTTTCGTCAGAGATCGCATCGCGGTCTCCGTCCTTTTTCGCTTGATACGCTTCCATCCATGCTTTCAGTGCCTCACAAACTTGTTCTCCATTCGGTCCATCTAGACTGTCATAGAGGTAAAGCCAGTGACCGCGTACATTGAGCAGATCCAACGCTTCATTGTATTCTTTACGGAAACGATGTTTGGGCCTAACATCAAGCGGAATCCGGTATAAGTTGATTGCGAAACGAAATTGATTCATTCTTCAAGGTTACATTGAAACGCTTCTCCTTAAAGAATCCATTTTATTGAAGGGCAAATATACCACCTTAAAAATTGATTCGCTTAAATACTGTAAAGGAAGTTATACTATGTCGCGTTACCATTCGAAACGTGTGAAAATTCAGGAGTCTTTTCCAGAGGAGTATGAAGAACATGACAAGTTGAGAGAACGTATTTATCGTCGAGCAAACACTATCGCGCATCATATTGTTAACCCGATGGGTCCAAATATGCGTTGTTATATCCCCGATTGTGTTCAGAAAGGAGAATGTTACAAGGAAGAAAGGGACGAGCTGATTAAGCTTCATGTCGCAGACATTGATGAAAATCTTCAACTCTTCCGAACTTACCCAGGCGATTTTCGACGATTTCTACAAGAGGAACCAAAACACGACCTACATGGTTCAAATGAGGTCCAACGCAAAGAATATCTTCAGGGGATGTTTGTACGAATTCGAAAAGATGAACCCCCTGAGAAACCAAAGCCAAACCCAAAGAAATCTGAACTAACAAAAAAGGGGATCTCGTCCACTATCAAACGATTGGTATGGAATAAAAACATTGGCGAAGAGATTGGAAAGGCCAAGTGTTGGTGTTGTAAATCTACGGATATTACCCAATCATCATTTCATTGCGGACACGTTGTAGCTGAATCGAAAGGAGGTCAGACCCAAGTTAACAATCTGAAACCTATCTGTCAAAACTGTAACTCGAGTATGGGTACAAGAGATATGAATGATTTCATGAAGACATTGGAATGATTTCAAGTATTTTTTTTAAACCTTGGAATTTATTTCTTCGAGTTTTAATGTTAGAGGAATGTATGGAATTAGCGATACCCCTCATTGCTTTAGGTGGGTTGTATGTCGTATCCAATCAAAAAAAAAAGGAAGGATTTGAAACCGTTTCCCGTCAATCATTACAATGCCCCGAATCAATCCACGGACAAATATTTTAAATCGAATGCAGTGGAAAGTAAGGACAAACCGTTTACCGATTTAGCTGGACGAGAAGTGAACGTCCAGGACTATACGAAGCAAATGACACCCTATTTTGGAAAAATGAAGAATATAGGCAATTCCACCACCAATTTCAATCGAGACCAACTCTTGGATAATTTTAGCGGTGGAGGAACCTTTCATATCGCAAAAACCGAAGGAGCGCCACTCTTCAAACCACAAGAAAATGTACAATGGGCAAATGGTGCACCGAACCAAAGTAATTTTTACCAGTCCAGAGTCAATCCTAGTATAGGTATGAAAAATGTAAAACCGTGGCAAGAAGAACACGTAGGACCTGGTCTGAACCAAGGTTACTCGGCGCAAGGTAACAACGGATTCAATTCGGGAATGGAAGCACGAGAGAAATGGACCGACCGTACGGTAGACGAGTTGCGAGTCTTGACCAATCCAAAGCAAACGTTTGGTCTTGATGGTCATCAAGGACCTGCCCAAACGCTGGTCAAGAATTTAGGGTTTGAAGGTAAAGTCGAAAAACATTTACCGGACAAATATTTCGTCAATACACCCGAACGTTACTTGACTACGACGGGAGCAGAGATTGGACCCACCCTTCGCGCCGAACAACCGGACCCTACGGTGCACAGAGCCACCACGACCCAAGCTTATACGGGTGCAGCAGGTGGGGGTGTGCAACAGCAGACGAAACCAGGAATGTATCGAATGGATCATCGTCAGCAGTTTGGGGCGGTTGGTCTTACCCCAGCTACGTCGAATGTATCCCATTCCAATTCCAATATGGACTCTTATAAATTACTCCCTACCAATCGGTCTACTGCACAAGCGGAAACATTTGGTGGCATCCAGGGATTGGTCCAAGCCATTACTGCCCCTCTAGTCGATTTGGTTCGTCCAACTCGAAAAGAAGATTTGGTAGGTCTAACTCGTTTAGGAGGATTGGGGAGTTCGGTATCGAATGCACCCATCTCTACGGAAGTGGCGCCTCCAACCGTGAAAGAGGGGACCATGTACAGTCCGTACTCGATGGGACAAAGACCCTTTCATGCCATCACCGATGGTGGATATCAAGTCAATGAACATCAGCCTATTCAAAACCAGCGAGACACGACGAATACCTCTTATATGGGTGGAGCAAGTATGCTTCCCCAACCCATGTCTAACCACGCTGAATCCAACGCTACAATTACATCCAATCGTGCAAATCCTGGACGGACGGCCGGTGGGAACACACAGACGTTTGCTCCGATTATCAATCAGACGACCACCTCAAACCGGTCTACGATGCATACCTCCTACATGGGAGGTGTGAATGGATCCGCAATCGCCAGTGCACCACCAAGTATGGAGAGGTATGGAGGAAGTCGCAATCCAAATAAGTACCCTGAACCCGACCGGAATGCTCCGGATTTATTAGATGCCTTCAAGCAAAACCCATATACCCACAGTTTGCATAGTGTTGTGTAAAATGAAAGGAAAAGCAGTTAAGGAGTAGAAACGAATACTCCTAAAATGAATCGATGGAACATGTTCAAGCGAATCATACAGGATTGTCATAACCATAAAGGCGTAATCTTTGGAGGCGCAGTACGGGATGTCTATCTTCGCGAGTATAATGAAAGACTATACTTTGAAAAATACGGGGATCGTCGCATCGATACGGTTGAATTTAAGGATCGACTGATCGTTCCGAAAGATATCGATTGTGCTCTACTTGCAGTAGATTACGATAAATTAATGAAAACACTCCAGAAAAAGTACTATATTCAATACCAATTCGAAGCAGATGCAAACTATCTTCTAGATATTCCAAACGAGAACTATCATTTTTATCGATATACTTTATTGGAATTACACGAATCACCTGTCGTTATTCAATTGGATTTGATCGTACAACTCAATGGAGTGAAAGTGATCACGCCCTTTGTACACTTTGATTTTGATGTCAATAGTTTATTGTGGAGTAAACACTCCATCCGAGTGAATCCAAACGCCATACCTATTTTGGCTCCATTGTACGGTATCTACAACAATACGTGTATGCAAGATAGCATGGTATATTCCATTCTATTGGACCATATTGTTTCCAAGAACGCAACAATATGCACACCCGTAAAAAAACGAATTAACAAAATGAAGAGATACGGCTGGAAGATTCATCACAAATATGAAACGATTCAAATACAAAATGTTCCGTATGATGGTGTTTGTGTATTATGTCAGGATAAAATAGATGGTGATCATTCCACTTTTTTATGCAAATGTGCGCACATTTGCATGCCGTGTTTAGTGTCTCATTACAATGTTCTCACGAAATGTACCATTTGCACAAAAATCATAGATCCATACAAGTTGAAGAACGATGTCCAGATGTACTCAACCATTCACTTGACCCCACAATCGGGAATGTCTATTCGAGTTCAGGATTTCATTTTCACATTTTTGCACCTCGAATCTGTAGATTAATTTATTCACTTAAGGTATGAAATTTATCTACTTGATCGCATTTATCTGTAGTTTTTTAGTGGGAGCGGTATTTCTGTATTTGTCCCCTATGGAGTACAAAACAATTGTCGTGTACCCTACACCCTCCAATCTGAAACAGATTCAATACAAGGATAACGCAGACAATTGTTTCCAATTTTCAGCCAAATTGGTCGATTGTAAAAATGCCAAAAAGATACCCGTACAATAAAATGTACACATAGTACATATGAAGATTCGAAAATTTATTCAGTCTCATTACGGTAGAATGATCATTGCGGTCATTCTAGGGTTTGGTCTTTCCACCCTCTTTAGAAAAAGTTGCCAAGAAAAAAAATGTCTACAATTCAAGGGTCCTTCTTTGCAAGAGATTGAAGAACAAACATACGCCTACAAAG